CAGGGGGGTACGGTAGTCGGCCCACTCGATGGCGCGGGCCACGATGATGCGGGCGAGGGTGTCCCGGGCGTCTCGGCGCGCGGGTCGCTTCTTGTAGGTCTTGCGGATGGCGGCCACCAGTGCCAGGTCGTCCCAGGCCTGGCGTTCGGTGACCCACTTGCGGTACGCGTCGTCCCGCTGGGCCTTGAGCAGGGCGGCGCGGTGCTGTTCGGCGAGGCGCCGCACGCGCGCCTCCTGCTGGTCTTGCCGGTGGTTCTGCGCCCACGCGCGGGCCCGGTACGCACGGCGGTGGTGTTCAAAGAGCCGGTCGAACAGGGCTGCGGTCTCGTCCCACACGTGCCGCGCGTAGGTGCCGACCGCGTGGGGCGGGGGGACCTTGACGGTGAACACTATGGTGGTGTGACCCTCGTAGGGCAGGATTGATGCGGCGTCGGGCAGGGGGTTTGCGTGCGGCGTCATGTCAGTTCTCCGTATCTCGTTCGTCGGGTGTGTCGGTGGTGATTGCGAGGCCTCTCATGGTGGTGCTTCCGAGGTCAACGTTCATCAAGTCGGTGTGGCCGGAGTGGATGTGGAACGCCTGGACGAACGTGCAGACCAGGCAGGACAGCTTGTAGTCGTCGTCGGAGTCCAGCAGGTGGTCGATCAGGGCGCGCCCCTGGTCCTGGTCCAGGTTGCAGGCGGAGATCAGGAACCGGGAGGAGAACGCCATGGGTGCTGGCAGTTCCGTGGCTTCGTGCGTGTCGGCATCGAGAGCCAGGAAGCCGTAGTAGCCGGTTTCCGTGGCGGGCATCTCCTTGCGCAGCACGGAGGCGGAGGACGCGGCGAGCAGCGACAGCACGCACACCAGGTGCGCGTCGGACGGTGAGGCGAGGTTCGCGACCAGTTCCACGGCGGGTTTCGTCTCGCCCTCCTCCATGAGGTCGAAGGCACGGTTGAGGTGCGGTTCGACCTGCTCGCGGATGGCCTTGAGCTTCGCGGCCAGTGCGTCCTCGGTGGTCACTGGTCACCTTCCTTCTGCTTGTGTGCTGCGCGGACGATCTGTGCGGTTGCGCTTAGAACGGAGCGGATGGCGGCGGCCTGCTCCTCGGGGCTCATCACGGTGACGAACACGTGGAACAGGGCGTCGGCCTGTGCTACGTCGTTGGCCCACACGGCGGCGACGAACCGGGTGGACCAGAGGTGTTCGGGGGGTTCCTCGTCCGGGTTCTTGAGCTGGCCGTCGGCGCCGTAGACGCGGATGGCGTACCCGAAGTTGAGGTTGTCGGGGTCCGGGTTGGGCTCCAGGCCCATCTCGGTGGCGGCGCGTTCGGCCAGGGCGATCAGCAGGGCGAGGATGTCGGCGAAGGTCTCGCCGAGTGCGTCACCCATGAGTTTTTGGAATGTCTCGTGGGCGGCGTCGTCGTGCTTGATGTAGTTGTCAATGATCTCCGGTACGAACTCGGCCACGCGCTCGATCTTGGCGGTGAGGTCGTTTGCGTCGTCTGCGTCCACGTCTGCTCCGTTCCGTAGGCCGCTCCGGGGCGACCTCGGAGTAGCGTAGCACATTCCAAGATCGTAGGAAAGGGCCAGCTAGAACATCGGGTAAACGTCTAGAGACACACTCACCCGCGCCAGTTTCGTGCGCTCGCCCGCCCCGAACGTCACCGCCCACACGTGCGGCGCCCCGTCATCCGGCACCACCCCCGCGTCCACCAGCCCGTCGATCACGGCCTTGGACGTCGGCGCCCAATTCGGCGGGTCGAAACGGGCCGTAGGCGTGCGAACGCCGGGCCGGACACTCACGCGTACACCGATGGTCTCGTAGTGCCCGAGACGCTGCCTGCGCGCCTCCCAGTGCGCCCACTCCCGCAGCACCCGGGTCCGGCGGGCGCGCACCGCCCAGTGCACCCGCTCGTTCGCGTTCAACAGCTCCATCCCCGGCGGCACGGCCAGCGTGTAGGCCTTCACGCCATCGCCGACGCCAGGCTCAGCCACTGGTTCCTCCCCCACGCGGTCCGGCACTTCCAGCACCGGATCTCCTGAAGGTACGGGTCCGCCCACAGCACCGTCCCGCATGCTGCACCGTCCTCGCCCGCCGTCGGACACATCCCGATCGGCCGGGCATCCCCACGCCGGTCCACCTCCGCCCGGCACGCCGAGACCAGGTTGTGCATGTCCAGGGAGAACAGCTCCGGGCTCGCGTGCTCCTCGATCGCCCAGGGCCAGTTGTTGCGCAGGAACTTCACGCACGCGCCCACCGTCTGCTCCACGCTCCCCCGGAACGGGCGCGGCGACCACCCGAGGCGAGCACGCCAATCGTCCTCCCACCGGCCGAGCACCCCGACGATGCCCCCCGGGCCACGCAGGGACAACGGGCCGAGACGGACCGGCAGAGGCGGCTGCTTCGACCCGGAGACGCGGTCAGAGACGCCCCCTCCAGGCGTCAGGACATCCCCGAGACGCGTGTAGTAGCGGGGCAGTGCGGCCAGCGCGTCGTCGGCGCCGTCCTGGCAGCGGTGGCAGATGCGGGCGGGCGAGCGGAACTGGCACGAGCGGCAGGCGGTGAACTCCACGGAAGACTCCTCGGGCGCGGCTACCCATCAGGGTAAGCCGCGCCCGAGGATGCGCCCACTGCTACCGGTTCAATTGTGCCTCATGATCGGACCGCGCGAACCACCGGCGCACTTCGCGGCGGTGTCCGGGCGCTTGTGGTGTACGCCACACCCGGGGTGGGTCCAGTAGGTTGCGGGCTTGGGGGTGTTGATCGGGACGATGACCCGGAAGATGCCACGCCCGAACCGGAGGTAGGCGCGAGGCTTGCCGAACAGGCCCATGATGGCCTCCTATCACGGTAGGGGCCCGCCCCCCATGGAGCGGGGGGCGGGCCGGTAGGGGTGGGTTACTTCTTGCCGCCGCGCTTGGCGTTCTTGGCGCCCTTGGTGTTGCGGGCCGGGACCTTCGCCGCCGTCTTCTTGGCGGTCGGAGCCGGGGTGGCGACCGGCGCGGCCGGGGCGACCAGGCGGGTGGCGCGAACGTTCTTGGCCGGGAACTTGAAGTTCTTCGGGTCGGCCAGGTACAGGTTGTACAGGGTCACGGCCCGGCGGAAGTCGGCGATGTAGGTCTTGGAGGTCTGGGTCAGGATACCGGGGGTCTTGGCCTCGAAGATCGCGACGGCCATTTCCACGTCCACCTTGGTCAGGTCGGTCTCCAGGCCGGTCTGCTGGGCCTTGAGGACCGCCCGCACGCCCGCCTTGTACCCGGCCAGCGACCCGGCGCCCATCTCGTGCTTGGCGACGGCGGCAGTGAAGATCCCGATCATGTCGGCGTAGGTGGAGATCTTGACGTCGCCGGTGGCCTCAGGCTTGGCCGCCGTCTTCTTGGCGGTCTTGGCGGTGGCGGCCTCGGCGGCTGCCACCACGGTCTCGACCGGCACGCCCAGCGCCTGGGCGATCTCGGCGGCCGGGCCAACCGGCGCCTCCATGCGGCCCTCAGCGTCCGCCTCGGCGTCCGCGCTGTCCTCGTCGTCGTCCTCGTCCTCGTTCAGGGCGTCGCCGAGCAGGGCCAGCGCGTCCTCGTCGTCCTCGTCCTCGGTCGGGTTCAGCGCCTTGGTCAGGCCGGGGATGGCCGCCAGGCGGGGGCTGATCGGGCGCTCGGCGCCCGCCGCCAGGGCGTCGACACCGGCCTTGCTGACCTCGCCCAGACCCGGGATGTTGATGGTCTCCTCGGTCTCGACCTCGGGGGCGGGGCGCTCGTCGATGACCTTGCCCTTGGCGGTGGTCAGGACGATGTGGCTGGTGGTGTCCTCGGCGACGATCTCGGCGAACTTGTCGCGGCCCTCGTTGACCCGCTTGGCCTCGGCGACCTGCTCGCCGTTGCGCACGACGTAGTAGACGGTGGCGACGCGCTTGGCGGTGGTCTGGGTGGTGTTCATTTCGGTTTCCTCCTGTCTTGGCCGCGCCCCTGTGGTGCGGCCCAACAGTGAGTACCGTAGCATAGCGCGAAGCAGGACGTAAAGCGGCTGACTAAAGAATCTTCATTGCTACAGGTCCGAGGCCTTTTCCGTCTTCTCCCGACGGGCCCTCGCGCGCCCTAGTTCGTCCTCGAAGGTGCCGCAATTCTGGACCCGCGTCCGGAAGTAGCTGACCATGGAGATACGCTCCGCCCCGCACGTCTCGCAGCAGGTCCGCAGCGTGTTGCCGCACTCGCAGACCATCGCTGTATTGCCGTGCCACTCGTGCGCGTCCATCAGAATCAGGTCGCCGTCGTGCAGGTCCACCCCCACCCGGTACTCCGGGAACGCCAGCACCCCGCCCGTATAGCTGCCCCGCCGCAGGCACGCGATTGTGGAGAACCCATCCTCCAAGTCGCCCTTGTCGGTGTGCACACCCGTCGGGTAGCTGTTGTTCACCGTGACCGTGGAGAACGGGGTGCCCGGCACCACCCACTCCGGCCGCGACGCCTGCGCGGCGGCGAGCTGGTTGCCGTACCGGTCCGGCACGTACTGCTCCAGGTTCGCCGCGACCGTCCGCAGCAGCGGGTGCAGCTTCTGCCACTGCGGCAGGTTCTCCCCCGTCCACGCCGTCAAGCGGCAGTACTTGTACACGCCGCCCGGGTCGATGGCGCCGACGATCGTGGACGGCACAGCCTTGGAGTAGGTGCGGTTCTGGGAGCCGCGCTGAACCCGGAGCGAGCCGGAGGCCAGCCCCCGGTTCATCGTGATCTCCTTGCGCAGCGAGTGCAGCACCTCGTACACCTCCGGCGTCATCTCGTCGGCGAGCGAGCCGGGCAGGTACACCGCGAGCACCTTGCCGTTCGGCTTGCGCACCAGCGCCGGGCCGGTCAGCTGGATGTTGATGTCGGAGGGGGTGAGGATCTTGCCCACCTTCTCCTCCAGCTCCGCCGCTGAGACACGGGACCGCAGCCGGATCTCGACCAGACCGCTCACCACATCACATCCAGTTCCGGGACATGCGCCACCAGGTTCGAGACCATCGAACGCGGCGAGCCGTGCGGCAAGATGACCAGTGCGTGCCGCTGCTGCTTGGTGATGGCCCCCACCAGGTTACGTGCCCGGGAGGTGGCGCCCTTGAGCCACTGCTCGTTCTGCTGCGCGCCGCGAGCAGCCCGCTGCGACTCCAGCACGGACTCCTCAATGGCGATCATCACGACCTTCACGGTGTACCCGGCGTCGGCTGCGGCGTTGAAGAACTTCATGTTGGCTAGCCGCATGCCCTCGCCGAGCACCAGCGGGTGCGGATGCCCGGCGATCCACTTCTCAGCCACAGGCTGGATCGACATGGACATGGCGTCGGTTCCGGCGAACCCGGGCCGGTGCTTGCCCATCTCGACGGCCACATGCCGGTTCCCGATCGACAGCAGGTCGTACGGCACGGCGCCGTCGGCGGGCGAGCGCGAGCAGTTGCGGGTGAGCTCCGCCATCAGCGTGGTCTTCCCGGCGCCGGGCGCGCCGACGATGTAGACCAGGGTGTCGTTCGAGGTCCGGGTGTGTGTCATGACGGCTCCATGCAGGTGATCAGCTGGTGGGCGAGGGAGGGGGCGAGCGCGTAGCCGGTGCGGTGGAACCCGCCGAACCAGTACACCCGGTTGCCGACGTGGTGGACGTGCTCGCGGGTTTGGAGGCGGACACCGGACTGTGCACGCCAGCCCTTGACGGAGTTGACCATGCCGATGTCCCAGGCGGTGGCCAGCAGGTGCCGCGCCTGCGCGTATGCGGCGACGGCGTTGGACGCTGAGGACGAGCCGAGGCGCGCGGTGCCGCCGACGGGCCCGGCAACGATGGACTTGTACGGCGCCCAGTGGTGGACCTGCAAGCCCTCCGGGTACAGCAGCACGCCCGGGTCCGGGTGGACCCAGGTGACGCCATGGGTGACCTTCCCGGGCGGCGAGAGGGGGCCGTGGCCCGGGGTGAGGATCACCGCGTCGGCCTCGTACTGGCGTCCGTCGGCGAGCTGGACGGCCGGGCCGGTCGGCACGTCGACGACGCCGCCGTGAACGTCTGGGCGCAGCAGTGGCGCGGCCGGGTCGATCAGGTGCCAGTCCTTGTCGAAGTGCGGCCCGGCGTCAGGGGTGCGGTAGGAGGTGACCTGCGCCCCGGACACGATCGGGATGCCCCAGTCCTGGTAGAACTTCATCGACCCGTCCCACGTCCACGCGTCCGGCGCGAAAGCAGCGAAGGTCATCTTGGTGCTGTGGTAGGCGCGGCGCAGCACGGCGGTGGCGGCGAGCGAGTGCGGCGCGTCTACGCCTGCGATGAGCGTGACCTCGTGCCCGCGCTCGCGGGCGATCCGGGTGAAGGCGGAGCCGCCGATGCCCGCGCCGACGACGATGAGCCTCACGGGCGCTCCACGATGTGGCCTAGACGCTTGTAGGCGCGCTTGCGGATCAGGTCCGGGCCGCTCCAGCCGTGGATCTCGCCCAGGTACGGGTCCGGGAGGGTGGCGTGCCGGGCGCGCAGCGCCGGGTTGGTGAGCTCCGACTGGACGTCGAGCAGCTGGCGCAGCATCTGGTCGATGTCGTGCCCGACGTAGTACCGGCCTTCCACGAGGGCGTGGAAGTCGCACAGCGTCGTCTCGACCTCCTCCACGGCTGACGGCAGGTGCTGGTGGTGGAGCCAGTTGCACAGCCGGTCGCTGATGCCGTTCAGGCCTTGGATGACGTCGGGGCTGTTGCCCTTCGGGATGGCTGTGAGCAGGGCCAGGCCCTGGCGGGGGCCGGAGGAGTTGGCGTGGCCCATGTCGGGGGCGGCGACGTCGAACCCGGCGACCTTCCACAGCATCTCGGCGGTCTTGTAGGACGCCCACCGGCCGTTGCCGGGGATGGTCTGGAGCTTTTCCACCAGGTTCGCCCAGGACTGGCGCCGGTCGGCGCCGATCGTCGGGTCCAGGAACGCGGCGAACCCCCCGGCGGACGCGGAGATGGTCTCCAGGGTGTCCATGTGGATCGTCAGCTTGCGTTCGTCGCGGTGCCCCCGGCGTTCGGTGCCGGTCGGCATCTTGCCGCGCTCCCCGGCGAAGTAGGCCAGTCCGGAACCCAGGTGGTAGTAGGCGACGTGCATGAACACGAGCCTGATGGTTTCCTCGCGGGTCAGTTCCTGATTCTTGGCGATCTCCCGTAGGACGGGGTACACCGGGTCCACGTCCCCGGTCTCCAAGGAGAGCTTGTGGAACCGGGCGTAGTCGGCCGCGTAGCGGCTCAGCTTCATCACTCACCGGCCGTGGTCATCAGCGCCCGCACGGCGGCCAGCACGATTTCGCCGTTGGTCATGTCGCGGTAGGCGGAGATGCCCCGAATGCGGGTGAACAGGGCGTGCAGTTCCTCGTGGTCGTCCTGCGGGAGGATGATCACGGTCTCGCGGATGCCCCGGGCGGCGAGCGGTTCGTTGCCTCCGGCGAGGTGCCCGGCGCGTGCCTCGTACTCGTCGGGGGTTTCGGACCATGCCGCCGAGGTCGGGGTGTACGGCAGCTCCACCTCGTCGCCCAGCTCCGCGAGGATGTCGTCATACTCGTCGCCGGTCCAGCCGGTGCCGGTGTAGTCGCCGTCCAGCGCCTCCAGGATGCCTACGAGCAGGTCGTTGTCGTAGCCGTCGCCGTTCTGGGCGGTCTTGTTGGCGGCGAGCATGATCTTGTTGGCGGCGCGCTCGTCCACGTCGAGGTAGGTGACGTCCACGGTGGGCCAGCCCAGCTTGCGGGCGGCGAGCAGGGTGTGGTTCCCGGCCAGCACGTAGCCGGTGGAGCGCTGCACGACGATGGGGGCGAACTGCTTGTTCTCTTCCAGGGACTCGCTGATGGAGTCGACGTCGCCCTTGTTGGGGTTCGACGGGTGGACGTTGATGGCGTCGACGGCCACCGTCTCGATGTTGGCGAGGAGGGAGTTGGTCATGCATTACAGCATGTCAGCTCCTGCGTGTGTTACACAACACGCAGCGCCCCGCTCTGACGGAAACCAGAGCGGGGCGCTGATGTGGCTATGTTACGCGGTGCTGCGCGACTGGGGCGCGCGGGTGCGCCGGGCGGCACGAACCGCCCTGTAGCGCTTCATGTAGTCGTTCTGGGCCTTGCGGCACCGTACGCACCGACACATGTGGTTCTGGTACCCGTTGCGGGTGCCGTGCGGCGCCGACGGCGGCGCGATGTAGTCGTTGGGCTCGTTCATAGTCGGGTCAGTCCTTTCGCGCGTGGCTCCAGTCGCGCAGCCGCGCACGCGCCCAGTCGTCCAACATCTGGGCTGCGGCACGCCGCTCGACCAGACCGGACCCAATGCGCAGGGCGAGCCGGGCAGCGGAGTCGGCCCACCCTGCGAGTGGGTCATCACCGCCCGGAGCCCATACGAAGGTGTATCGGTCACGCCCGCCGACTGGCGGGCGCAGCTCGCGGATCAGTGGGGGAAGGTTGTTTGCTTGGGGGTTTTCTTGCCACAGGTTGTACGCCGCGATCACCGGCAGGGAGTCTGAGGAGACGGTGACGGGTGTAGCGAGCGCAGAGGTGCGCTTCATGGCGAAAGAGACGGCGCGCATCTTGGCGCCTTCCATGGCTGCGCTCGGGGGCATCCGTGCCTGGTCGCCCAGGCGCATCCCGTACGTTCCATCGGAGGCGAGAAACGCCATGCCGTAGATTCCACGGGTCGAGACCACGACGGCGTCGGTGACGACGTGGAGGGGGCCCGGGGCGCCGGGGACGGCGCCGTGCCGTTCAAAGCGAGGCATGACACACCCGCTCGGCACTCCGGCGGGCGAGGTTGCTAGGCATGTGGTCGTAACTCCTTTCGTTTGCGGGGGCCCAGGTCCCGGGCACACCGGTACGAGTAGTGTAGCACTCCCCGGGTAGGCGGCAAGCCCTCCGGTAGGCTACGCTACTCCCGTCCCCGGTACGACGCCCCCGGAAGGAACGCCCCTTGGATCTCAAGAAGCCCACAAGCCAGCAGGTCGCCGTGCTGCGCGAGATCGCCCAAGGCCACAAGGCCGCCCGCATCGCCCACGACCTGGACCTAGACGAGGAGACCGTCAGGAGCCACCTCGCCCGCCTGTACGCCCGCATCTACGCCACCGGGCAGGCGCACGCCATCTACCGCGTCCACGCGAACTGGCCCTACCTGCTCGCCGACCTGCCGCCCGCGCCCGGGGCCGCGCGCTACCTCAGCGACGTGCGGCGGATGCTGCTGTGGCACGTCTCACAGGGTGAGATGGTCATGAAGTGCGGCGAGCGGTACGGACTGACTATGTGGAGTTCCAAGAGCCAGCTGCGAGCCGCCTACCAGCAGCTGAAGGCCGCCAGCGCCGCGCAGGCTGTGCACAACGCCTACGTGCTTGGTCTCCTGCGGCCTCCGGGTGAAATACGCTAGGCCCCGACACTCCCAGGAAGAGGAGTCGGGGCCCAGCTTCACCCGAAAGGACGGATGCTCATGAACAACACTAGCAGCACTGGCGCACTCGGAGTGCTGGAGGAGGCGTTGGCCCAGGACCCGCGCTTGTCCGAGGACGACCGCGAGGTGTGCGCCATCTTGACGCAGCAGCTGCGCGACGACTCCACGGCCTGCCCCGACGGCCTGCTGCCGGGGTACCCGTACCTGCGCCCCCGGACCGTCATGGCCGTCCGGCACGCCCTCATGCTCGTCGAACCGGCCGGGTGGGTTGACCTGGGCCAGCCGGTCACGGCCGGGGCGGAGGCCTGATCATGACGACCAAGTGGGAAGTCAACGAGGCCGTGCAGAACAGCGACCTTTCGCCGACCGACCGGCACATTATGCTCACCATCTCCGACATGGCGTCGGCGAAGGACGGCGCCGTGCCGGAGGACCGCACGCCCTCGCAGGCGGAGCTGGCGCGCCGTACCGGCTACACCGAGCGCACCATCCGCGACCGGGTCAGGTTCCTGGAGGGGGAGGGCTGGCTGCGGCTGGACCGGCCGAGCATCGTTGAGATGGTTCGGCACAAGAAGATCCGTTACCGGCTCGCCATCCCCAAGGGACGCCCCGCCTCGCCGACGGCGGGGGAGCGCAAGGCGAAGCGCGCCGCCACCGTCCAGGCGGTCGCCGACTCCGCCGCGTTCTCCGAGGAGACGAGCGAGCAGGGGAACGCCGAGCCCCGGAATTGGGCCAAGGAAGCCACCGGAACGGCGTTCCCCGATTCTGAGGAACCGGCTTCCGCCCTAAGTCTTTACGATCAAACGACCACAACCCCCCCTCCCCCCGCCGCCGACGCACCGGCGCCGGAGGCCGCGCCGACCCGGCTACGCCGGGGGAGGGAGGAAGATCCCCAAGCAGACAACCCCGCCGCCGACGCCGTCCTGGCGCAGGTGGACCTCGGAGCCGAGCACGTGGGCCGGTGGACCCGGCACCGGATGCGCCAGCGCGTCACCAAGGCACTCGGCGAGGGTTGGACCCCGCAGGCGCTGGTCAGCGAGATGACCCGGGACCTCGGCACCGCTCGGAGCCGCGTGAGCGTGGTGCAGGCCCGTCTCGGCGCCCTGGGCGCCCCGCCGCGCCCGACGCCCACGCCGCCCCCGTTCGTCGCCCCTACGGTGGCGCAGATTGCCCCGGAGAGGGTCCGTAGCCACGCCGCCGCCGCCCGGGAGGCCATTGCCGCCGCGAAGGCCCGGTGGGTACCTCAACCGGTTATGTGATCTTGCAAGCCTGAGAGAGCTACGGCTACTCTCGGAGCATGGAGAGCACCAAGACCTGCACCAAGTGCGGCGAGGAGTTCGCGGTCAGCAACTTCCGGCTGATCGTGAACCCCCGGACCGGCCGCGAGCGGCGGCACTCTTGGTGCAACACCTGCAAGGGCAAGTACGAGTCCGCGAAGCGCAAGGCCGCCCGCGCCGCCGAGCCGGACGGCGGTACCGCGTACAAGGCCTCGGAGGCGCAGCGCGTCAAGGCCTACCAGGCTGACCCGGACGTCAGGGCCCGCCGGTCGGCGCGCTCGTCCGTGCAGTACCGGGCGCTGGATGAGCTGCGGCGCCGGTACCCGGAGGAGTACGACCTGGCCGTGCTGCGGGCCGGGCGCGGGTACGCGGCGCTGGCGTTGCTACGTGACGCGCACCGTGAGGAGTATGACGGGTACTACCGGCGCGGCTTGGAGCGCGCCGGGTTGGACGTGCAGTAGGCCCGGGGGCACCTCGCGGTGCCTCTCGGGCTCCATTCCCGCAGGTATGCTACGCTACTCCCCGTGTGGGACCGACCCGCACGAGAGGAGGACAACATGGAAGAGATCTACCTGGTGCGCACGGACACCGGCGACCCGGAAGACTTCTGGCCCGTCTCCGCCCACCGCACCCTGGAGGGTGCTGTCGCATCCCTCACGCATCAAGCCGGAGAACACAACGTGCCCGTATCCCCCGGGGGCACCCACCACGGCGGGCCCGGCGAAGCCGACCCCTACCCCCACGCCAACGGCGGCCGTGGCGGCTACAACCTGTTCATCCACAAGCAGGAAGTCCAGGACTAGCCATGGACCTCGGACTGCGCATCATCGAGCACCCCGACCGCCGCTCGGAGCTGCCCGTGGGCATCGCACGGCAGATCGCCAACGCCATCGAACACGCCCGCCCCATCGCCCACTCCGTGGCCACCGACGGCAAGCAGACCTTCGCCTACCTCTCGGTGCGCCCCTTCCGCGACCCGCTGACCGGCTCCGAACGGTTCGGGGTGCTGCTGACCGGCGGACCCGGCGAGATCGTGGTGGCCGACGCCCCCGCCAAACGGCACGCCATCAAGGCCTACCGCCAGTTGGTCCACCTTGGCCACGAACGCTACTGGGCCACCGCCCACACCCCCTACGCCTGGGACTACAGCGACGTCCCGGGCATCCCGACGAACCTCGGAGCTGACCGTGGCTGACCTCCCCGCGTGGCACAACATCGAACTCGGCCAGGTTGGCGACGCCGTCCGGCTCGCCGCCGACGGACTGATCCCGGCCGACGCCGGGTTCACGCACGACCCGGGCGAGGACGCGACGTACGCAACCTGGTTCGGGTACCGCAAGACCGACGACGAACACCCCTCCCGCGTGTGGGTTGCCGCCGACACCGTCTCGTTCGCGCAGGCCAAGGACGAGCTGGCGCTGTGACGGGCCACCGCAAGTGGGCCGACGTCAAGGCTGAGATGCTGGAGAAGCGCATGTCACAACCGCTGGGCAACCTCCCGTTCCTGCTCGCCACGTTCGACATGGCCGTGGAGAGTCGGGAACCCACCTACGACGTCGCCAACGCCATCATCGGCGAGGTCCGGCGCCTGGTGGCGCGCGAGAGCGAACGCCAGATGCCCCGCTCGCTCGGAGCCGGTGACGGTCCCGGCGACCTCTCGCAGCGCGAGGGATTCGGAACCGGCGCATGAAACGCGCCCCGCACCTGTACCGGGCCGCCGCCTGCACTCCGCAGGCGCGCGGCCCGGTGCCGTGAATGGAGAAGAGATGCAACACCTGATGCGCAACACCGTCCAGGCCGTGCTGGCGCTCATCATCGGCTGGGGCGTCCTCGCCGCCGGTATCTGCGCCATGCTCGGCTACAGCTGGGTTGCCGCCGCAGCCAACGCCGCCGTCGCCGTCGTGGCCGCCGCCGTGTACCACTACCTGTACGGGAGGGGCCGGTGAGCTTCATCAACCGCACCCCCGTCGAGCACGCCCGCGACGACCTGGATGCCGCGCTGCGACGGCAACGGCGCTGGAACCGGTCCGTGTTGATCGCCAGCCTGTGTATCAGCGTCGATGTGTGCTCCCTGACCGCCGACCTCGTGGTGGGCGTGACGTTCACGTGGAGCTACGCCCTGCTGTCCGTCTGCTTCGCCGCGACGTTCTCTCTCGGCGTGTACGCCTGGTACTGGCGGCGCCGGGCGGTCCAGGCTGTATCCCGGGCACGGCTGGCCCTCGCGCACGCCGAGAGGCACGCCGACGGGCCCGAGGACGCACGACCGGAAGGGTACTGATGTACGAGGACGACACGCCCCACATCGCCGCCGAGACGCTGCGGATGCTGCGCCTGTCGGAGGACTCCGAGCGGCTGAAGGCGAAGAGCGACCGGCTGCGCAACAACGCGGCGCTGCTGCTGATGTGCACGCTGATCAACGCCGGGTTCCTGGTGTTTGACGTTGTGCGCCACGACCCGGGGGTGGCGGTCGGGGTGGAGGCGCTGATTACCACGGTGTGCTTCGGAGCTGGATTCGGGTTCTGGATGGACTACCGCAGGGCGCGCGAACAGTACCGTGCGGCGCATGCGTCTTACATGCTCGCGTTGCGGGGCGGCCGGTAGGTCGTAAGGGTGAGTTGGGTAGCGGAAGATCGTCCCGAGTGCTACGCTACTCGTAGTTGGTCGGGCCACCGGGGTCAAGATCCGGGAAGCCCGACCAACGGCTCATCCTTACATGCGAAAAGAGGTCTGACGTGCAGTACAACCACGTCGAAGTCAGCGCTGAAGGCGTCCTCTCTTTCAAGGTCCACGACGGCGAACTCACCGCCGACGCCGAAGACCTGTCCACCGTGCGAGTCATCTACAACGAGGAGTCCGGCCCCACGCTGGAATGCTCCTCGTGCCGCCGCGAACTGACCGAACACTCCCAGGGATACCTGGACGACGAGGACTCCCGGACCTGCCGGGACGTCGAACCGCTCCAGCTGCACACCCCCGTCGAAGCGCCCCTGTCCTGGCTCAACTCCGCAGCCATCAACCCCGACCCGGACGACAACTCCATCTCCCTGCTCGTCTCCATCGGCGACCCCCGGGGCGCGTTCTGCATGTACCTGCGCAAGACCCCCGACGGGCAGATCATCATGGACGTCCCCCACCCCGACCAGAACAACCTGCACATGCCGCTGACCCCCGTCTACAAGGACGCGTTGGGCGCGTACAAGGTCGGCTCGTGAGCAGCCGCGAGGTCCGCAAGTTCGTCTACCACGCCATCAGGCACGGAGTGGACATCACCAAGCCGCCGCACGCCGCCCACTACGCGGTGTGGCTCGACGGCCAACGTGTCGGCACCATCCCGTACTCTCCAAGTGACAGCCGATGGCGACAGAACGCCATCGCGGAGATCCGCCGAGGCACTGGCGTAGACCTGCGCACCACACGACGCGCCCGAAAGCTGGCCCGCGATGCCCAACCCGCTCCACCTGCTTGACCCCTCCGTCCGCGTCCTAACCGACCTCGACACCCCCCGGGACGTGTGGCTTGACCTGCGCCGCAGCGGCATCGGAGGCTCCGACGCCCTCTCAGTCGCAGGAATGGACCGCTACCGTGCGCCGCTCGCCGTCTGGCTCGACAAGACAGGCCGCGCCGACGACGAACCCGACAACCCCATCATGCGGTGGGGCCGGATGCTCGAACCCGTCCTGCGCGACTGGTTCCAGGAAACCACCGGCCTGAAGGTCTACCAGTGCGGCATGCTCGGACACCCCACCCGCCAATGGCAGCTGTACACGCCCGACGGACTCGTGGAAGACGACGCCTTGCTGGAGATCAAGACCGTGTCCCCGTTCGGCAACGTCGCTGCCCAATGGGAGGACGGCGTTGCCGACCGCGCAGCCATCCAGCTACACCACGGCATGGCTGTGACCGGCAAGCGCAAGGCGTACGCCGTCGCGGGCATCTGGGGCCGAGACCCCATCATCCGCGAGGTCCGCTATGACCAGGGACTCCAGGACAACCTCATCGCCCTGGAAGAGGAGTTCTGGCAGTACGTCATCGAGGACGTCGCCCCGGCCCTGACCGGGCACGCCCAAGAGGGCGAACTGATGCGGCTACTGCACCCGGTAGCGAGCGACGACACCGTGGAGTTCAGCCCCGCCGCGTACCTCGCCCTGACGCAGTACTCCCAGCTGGGCAAGCAGATTGACGGACTCAAGGCACGCCGCGACGCCTGCCAGGCCGCCATCCTCAAGGAACTCGGCGACGCCGGAGCCGGGACGTGGGGCGGCCGGACCGTAGCCACCTTCCGCAACACCGGCTCGCTCACCTACGAGCAGCTAGCCGCCCGGGACAGGGAACTGGCCGACCGGTACTCCACCGTCAAGCTCGCCCTGAACACCAAGAAGCTGTACGACGAGCGCCCCGAGGCCGCCAGCTACCGGCCCCGCCGCTTCACCACGCACCTGTAAGGAGCACCCCCATGCCTGGCAACGACCTTGCCACACGTGTCGCCGCTGCCGCGCAGCGCACCGACGGCTCGCCGCCGAACCTCAAGACGCAGATCTCCCAGATGGGCGAGCAGTTCCAGCTCGCGATGCCGCGCGGATTCGACGCCCAGCAGCTGGTGCGCGACGCGTTCACGTGCCTGTCGATGACGCCGAAGCTCGCGACCTGCGACCCCGTCTCGGTCATCGGCGGCCTGATGACCTGCGCCCAGCTGGGCCTGCGCCCCGCCGTCCTCGGACAGGCGTGGCTGCTGCCGATGTGGGACGGACGCAACCGGACGAACCGCGCCACCCTCGTGATCGGGTACAAGGGCTACCTGGAGCTGATGCACCGCTCCGGGCAGGTCGAAGCAGTCAACGCGCACATCATCCACGAGGGTGACAAGTGGTCCGCGCAGTACGGCGACGACGAGCGGCTGATCCATGAGCCGAACTTCGCCGAACGCCCCGGACCTGCGCTGATGTACTACGCCACCGGCCGCAAGCGCGGCGCGGCGCGCTCCGAGTTCCAGATCGCCCCGAAGTGGGAGATGGAGGAGCACCGCGACAAGTTCGCCATGGCCAAGAAGAACGGCGCCGTGGTCGGACCGTGGCGCGACCACTTCGACGCGATGGCCCTGAAGACGATGATGCTGCGGCTGAGCAAGTACATGCCGCAGTCCCCGGAGCTGATCATGGCGCAGATCGCCGACGGCGGGGTGCGCCTTGAGCTCGCCCCCAACGCCGACATCACCGAGGTCACCGAGACCATCGACGGCGAGGTGCTGGAGGACGAGCCGGTAGGCGCCCCGTCGGAGCCGGACCCGTGGGCGAGCGCCCCGGAGCCGTGGCCGCCGGTCGCCGCCCCGCCGGACGAGCCGTACGAGGCTCCGGCGGACGGTGCGTAGCCGTGCTGTTCGACGCCCTGCCGGAGGACGCTGAAGAGGATGTCCGGTATGGCCCGTACCCGATGCCGTCGGCGCTTCAGGAATTGCCCCTGGCGTATTTCTTCCAGGACCCGCTCTCGGAGCGCGTCAAGATCGGCTATTCAGATGAACCGTTTGAGCGTGCCCGCCGCCTCTGTACGCCAGCGCCCTTGAGCGTAGTGGGGCTGTTGCGGGGTGGCCGTTTCATGGAACGGTACCTTCATCGGCGTCTCGTTGATTCGCGCGTTCACGGCGAGTGGTTCGAGCCGACCATGGAAGTACAGGAAGCCGTCCGAGGCGCCCGTGTGCTGTACGAGTGCGATCAACTCGGATTCGCCAGCGCCTTCCAGTGCTTGCAGCAGCGTTGGGCGCAGCAATTGGCGTCCGCTGCCCCCTAGAACCGTCCCCCGGACGCGTCCTCCATCATCGACGCGTCCGGGGGTTTACCCCTACCCGATTAGGTGTGCTACGCTACTCGTCGTAGGTAGCTCACTCCCCTACCAAGGAGACGCCCATGCCCAAGAGGGCCACCCCTGCACAGCCCCTCATCGAGGACTGGCCCACGGCCACCATCGAACTCGCTGAGGACCCCCGCATCACCGTCGGCGTCTACATGCTCGCCCCGAAGGTCGCCCAGTACTGGTTCGACACCTACAACGGCCACAACCGTGGCTACGTCGCCAACCGGTCCGCAACCCTCGCCGTCGACATCAACGCCGGTGACTGGATGCTCAACGGCGAGTGCATCAAGTTTGGCCTCAGCCCCGAGACCGGCAAGCCGCTCGTGCTCGACGGCCAGCACCGCCTCGGAGCCGTCGCCCAGGGCGACATCCCCGTGCCCGTCGGCATCTGGACCGGCCTGGACCCGAAGTCCCAGGAAACCATGGACATCGGCGCCAAGCGCACCCTCGGCGACATCCTCGCCCTGCGCAAGGTCCCCAACGCCGTCCAGGTCGCCGCCCTCACCTCCCGCATCTACCACTGGGAGCACGGCAACATCCGCAACAACGAAGCGCGCGCCCGCGCCTCGCAGGCCCAGCTCATCCACAAGTGGGAACGCCTGCCGGACCTGTCCAACCACCTGTCCCGGGGCAAGGCCTGCGGCGCCCGCCTGCACGCCCCCCAGTCCCTGTTCGGGCTGTGCTCCTACGTGTTCGAGGAGGTGGAACGCAACCAGTCCGGAGGCCCCACCGACGAGACGCAGCCGGGCGCGCTGGTCGACACTGACCACTTCTTCGACCGGCTCGCCGACGGACGCGACCTCGGCGACCGCGACCCGATCCTGGCCCTGCGCAACATGTTCCTGTCGAACTTCACCAACAAGCAGAAGTACGGCGACACGAACCTGCTGGCCCTCACCATCAAGGGCTGGAACCACTACCGGGACGGCGCGAAGGTCGAGCACATCGTGTGGCGCTCCGGGGGCAAGTCCCCCGAGGCGTTCCCCATCCCCCGCTAGGAAGGAGACAGCGAACCAGATGCTACCCATGCGCGCGGCGGGAACCGCCCGGAGGGGCGACCACGTGAAGACCGGCAACGGCTGGCGCCTGGTCTACACCGTCGGCCGGTACGTCGGTGGAATCGTCTCCCTGGAGATCTCCGACGGCCTGAACTCCACCCGCATGGTGGAGTACGCCGCCAGTCACAACATCCCGCTGCTCAAGCCTGAAGAGTGGGTAGTTCAGGTCATCGCCCAGCACCGGGAGGCCGCCACCGGCGTGCCCTCCCGACTGGCGGGCCCCATCGAGCGAGCGGCGCGAGGTCTGCGCCCCCGCTGGTCCTGACAGCCGTCCCGCGCCCTCCGGGGCGCGGGCCAAGGGAGGCACACGTGACGAACTTCGACCCGACCCGCGCCCTGCTCTCGCCGCGTCAGGCGTACTGGCTGGCGCAGCTGGCAGCGGACTCGCTTCCGGCCGCCGTTCCGTACCACACGATGCGCTCCCTCAAGGCCTGCCGCCTGGTGAACCCGTCCGGGTCCGTCAGCCGCTACGGCCGGGCGTGGCTGGAAGACCACCCGGACGGCACCAACGCGTCCAGGAACGAGCCGCGCGGACGAGCCGGGCACCCCACCTACCACCGCATCCTGGATGCCGTACAGGACGCCCTGGCCGAGGCGGACTGGTACGACGTGACCGTGCGAGACGTCGCGGCGCGAGCCGAGGTGAAGCTGGCGACGTTCCACCACTACTTCGAGACCATCCCCCACGCTACGAGGGCGCTGCTGGCCCGTAAGGCGGAACGCGAGACGCCCCTGACCGAGCACGAGCGGCGGCTGGGGCTGCTGTTGAACTGGGAAGCCGTCCGGCGCGAGCCGGAGCCCGAGGAGGAAACTGAGTGATTCACGGCATGCGCCTGTTCCACCGCCTGCGGGAGGCATGGCGGACACCCTGGCGGACGCGGCGGGCGATGTTCGCCTACTGGCTCTCTGGCCAGCTGCGCTGGTTCAAATGGCCGCAGCGCAGCTACATGTTCTCCGTGGCCGGTCGGGACGAGAACGGGTTCCCGGAGTTCAGCGAGCCGCAGCGCGGTCCGCTGCGGTGGATGCCGCACCCGTGGGCGACCGACCTCATGGTGTGGGCTATGGCGCATGACCCGGAGCACTCCGACCACTGGGCGCTGGATCACCGGCGCTGCATGGAGGCGTACGAGTGCCCCGTCTGCAAGGGCCTGGTGCACCCGATCTTCATCGGCCCGGGGGGGCCGGATGAGGATGACATGTTTCGCCCGCTGGCTTCGTAGACTTACATGTCCGGGGTGTGCTACGCTACTCCCGTACGGAGCCGCCCCACGGAAGGATGGAGACCATGAGCAAAGGAGGGACCGTGAGCCGCCAACGCCCGTTCAGCGACCACACCTTCATCATCGCCACCCCCGCCGCCGTCATGACCTTCCCCGGCCTGCACATCCGCGCCGTCGCCGTCCTGATGCGCGAACAGGCCCACCGCAACCCGGCCCTCTACATCAAAGCCTCCGGCGACACCCAACTGGAAACCTGCACCTACCAGCACAAAACCGAAGGACTTGAAGACGGGCGACTGTTCCACAAAGCCACCTTCGAATCCCCCTCCGGCCTGATCGACGAGGTCCACTGGATGGACCCCGACCGACACGACATCACCGTCAAACCCACCGCCAAAATGGACACCCCCGAAGGGCTGTTCACCGCCAACTGCTCCTGCGGCGCCTACCGCTCCGGCCCCATGACCGAGGCCGCCGCCCGCCTCGCCGGGAGCCAGCACGCCGTCACCAAGACCGAGCGAGAAAGATTCGCCGTATGACCGCGACACTCAGCGCCGCCGACGCCGCCACCCTCAACACCGTCCGAGACGAGTGGATCGCCATCGGCAACTCCACCGCCCGCGCCGACCGCGAACGCGCCGAAGCAGGCGTAGACGCCGCCTACCGCGCCGCAGGCCTCGAACCGCCCCGCTTCAAGTTCTGGGTCAACTCCCCCTGGGCCGCGATCATCGCCACCGCCATCCTCCCCGAGGCACTGTCCAACGCCGACGCCGCCGGACCCGTCAAGGTCTCCGGAGGCAACCACCTCGCCCGGCTCCGAGCCCGCACCGCCAAGTCACCGGCCGCCGACACCGCCGCCGGATTCCAGCAGACCATCAAGGCGCTGCTCGACCCCGTGGAATCCGCGATCTCCGCCACCCTGGGCGCCGCGACCGACCGCCGCTCACCCGAACCCCCCACCACCAGCGAACTGCGCACCGTCGTCGACCGCGTCCACCGCGACCTCGCCGAACAGCTCGCCGCGTACACCGGATACGACCGCATCACCGCCAACGCCGAATCCGTCGCCGACCAGGTCACCCGCGCCAACACCACCGTCGGAGCAGGCGAAGTCCCCCGCGACGTCGACAACTACGTCATGGAGACCGTCACCAACGCGGTGCTCGCCGCCAACGTCCGCGAAGAGGAGTACCAGCGGCTGGAGACCGAGATGGGACTGGTCACCCAACACCTGGCCCGCTCCGACGCCTCCCTGCGCGCCAAGCTCGAACGCTGGTACCGAGGCCGGATCTGGACCCAGTACAACGCCGGATACTACTGCTACATCTCCGGCCTCAAATCCATCGGATTCGACGTCGAACCCATCCAGGGCCAGCTCGACGTCGCCCAGAACGCCGGATGGTGGTGGGCGTTCCACGACTTCACCATCCTCACCGAACGCGCCCACACCATCGCGTTCGACCCCCAGAACCGGCTGCACCGCGCCGACGGACCCGCCATCGAATACCCCGACGGCTGGGGCGTGTACATGTGGCACGGCCACCGCATCCCCAAGTGGGTCCTCGACAACCCCTCCCACGAACGCATCGTCGCCGAGCGCAACGTGGAAGTGCGCCGCTGCGCGATCGAGGCCTACGGTTGGGACAGGTTCATCACCGCCGCCGGACTGCGCCTGGTCGACTCGTGTGACGACCCGGGCAACCCGGGCCACACCCTCGAACTCTACGACGTCCCGGAACAGCTCTGGGGCGCGCGGACCCGGGTGCTGCTGTGCATCAACGGCAGCCCCCGCGCCGACGGCGAGTATCCCAGGTTTGGGCTGCGCGTCCCGGCAGAACGCAACATCACCACCGCGCTCGAAGCCGCAGCGTGGGGCTACGGACTCACGTCCGAGCAGTACTCCACCTTGCAGCGCCGAGCCTAACGAGAGGCAACACCATGTCCCTGACCCTCCAGGACGCCATCACCCAGTTCGGTGTCGACGTCGACGAGCAGCACCAGCGCGAGGCCGAGATCCCGGTGCTCACCGGCCTCCAGGCCCAGGGCGATGTCATCGTCGTCCCGGCTGAAGGCGCCGTGTTCACCCACGACGACGCCCACCTGGTCCCCACCAACGGCATCGCCGTCGTGGAAGGCGAGAACGGTGGCCACACCCACCTGCTGCTCGCCTCCGGCAACGTCGAGTGGATCCCCAACCCGCGCGCCGGTCAGAACACCGACGACCTGGTGCTGGGCGCCCTCTCGGTCGCCACCGACGCCACCGCGTACCTCGCCCACCCGGAGCACGCCTACAGCGGCATCGGCGCGGGAACCTACGAGATCCGCCGTCAGCGCGAGGGCGCCGAGTCCGCCCGACAGTTCGTCGCCGACTGACCCCGTAACGGCCACCGCCCGCCCCCTACGCATCCGGGGGGCGGGCGGTGAGCCCGTAACCTACCCGGCCCGTCCTCGTTGTCCCTACGGCCGTTCTCCACGGAAGGCGCAGATGAGCAAGTCCAACCTGTACCCCGGAGCCATCCGCAAGGTGCTCGCCGTCATGGCGCACGAGGGCTCCGGCACCGCCAGCGCCGTCGCCACCGCTACCGGCCTGAACCGGCAAACCGTCTCCCGCATCCTCGCCCAGATGCGCCGCGACGGCCAAGCCACCTCCGACATCGCCCCCGTCTCCCACCCCTCCGGCAAGGGACGCGGCCACGTCATGTACACCCTCACCCCCGACGGGTACGCCCGCGCCGACTACGTCAAGGACAACGCGTGACCTCCCCCCGCGACCAGATACGCACCCTGCTCTCGCTGGGCTTCTCCCACCGGGACGTCGCCCGCGTAGCCTCCACCTCCGTCCACTCCGCCATGATGATCGCCCGAGGCGAGCGGGAAACCCTCGACACGTTCCGCACCAGCCAGATAGACCAACTCCACCGGCTGGTCACCCAAGTGCTGTGCCGCCCCGCGTGGGGCATCGGAGACGTCCCGGCGTGGTTCGAAACCCCCATCCTGGATGACGTCCCGTACGCCCCCATGGACCTGTACGTGGACGGCAAGCTCCACCTCGTCCTCGAACTAGCCTCCAAGCTCTCCGGCCCCGAGGCCGTGCTGAACGAGTACGACCCGGCGTGGCGCAAGTTCCTCGACACCGAATGGGAAGTGTTCACCGCCTCCGACGGTGCACCCGCCGTGCGCCCGAAGGCTGGTGCCTGATGTTCCGTCGCCGCGACAAGCGCAAGCTCATCCTCGCCTACATCCAGGAACACGGCCCCTGCACCATGCGCGAGGTCTCCAAGGGCACCCGCATCAACCCCGGCACCGCATCCTGGCTGCTGGCGACAGAGTTCGCCGACGGCCACCTGACTCATCTCAGGAACCCGGACCCCGACGCCGTAGGCGCCCCCCAGTACCGCTACAACATCACCTACGCAGGCCAGCTTCACCTGGAACGAGCAGACGAATGACGCACCCCCACCAGCCCTACAGGTCACGCCCC